TGACGCAGACCTGCTCTGCGCGGTAAAGGACAAAAAGATTCCTTACAAGGGAATAAACAGACAACTAGTTAGAGAGGCATTTCCAGGATTACTACCAGATGAGCAAGAGCAGAAATAATCGCTATCGCGATAACCTCGATGATATGGATTATGAACTTGATCCATATGAGCGCAAGTCGGAATATCTAGAAAAGAAACGTTTTAAGCGCATGCAGAGAGCGTTGAAAACTAAAGATATTGATATGTTACTTCAACAAAACGACGATTATGATGATAATGAATATGTTTATGATTCTGAATCTCAGAATAAATATAACTACGAGAAGTAATGATGCCAACTTATACCTTCATAGACAAAAACGACGGCTCAGAGATTACTGAATTTATGACAATTTCTGAGCTGGACAACTTTCTAAGAAAGAATAACAACTTGGAGCAGGTGATAGGCGCTCCGGCAATTGGTGACTCGGTCAGACTCGGATTAAAGAAGCCTGATCGCGCCTTCACAGATCATCTCAAAGAGATGAAGAAGAATCATTCTAAAGGACTGTCTCGATCGACGATCAACACCTTTTAACTGAGTAATATGCAGCAGAAGAGATTGACTAGAAAAGAAAAAAGAAAACTTAGACAGGCTGGAATAGATGAAAACAATTCTTACGACTATCTCTTCAAGCACAGCTTTCAGCTAAAGAACATACAGCCTCTGACTAACAACCAGAGGTTAGCGTTTGATCACTTCGCTAAAGACAAAAACATACTGCTTCATGGTGTGGCCGGTACCGGAAAGAGCTTTTTGTCGCTGTACATGTCACTCAATCAGATACTCAGCGGTCAATCTACTTATGAACGCGTGGTTATTGTTAGAAGCGTAGTTCCTACTAGAAATATGGGTTTCCTACCAGGAAACAATAAGGAAAAATCTAGAGTATATGAGGCACCATATGTGGCAATTTGTAATGAGCTTTTCGGTCGAGGCGACTCGTACGCTAATCTTACAGCTAAGGGGTTTTTGGAGTTTATATCTACTTCTTTTGTACGCGGCACTACTTTTAATGATTGCATCGTTATCACCGATGAGATCCAAAATATGGACCTGGGCGAGCTCGATTCTGTAATTACTCGAGTCGGAAAGAACTGCAAGGTTCTGCTGTGCGGCGACTTCAGACAATCAGACTTCAGGCGTGACGCCGAGCGCTCCGGTCTCATGAAGTTCATTAGCATTGTCAAGCAGATGAGCTGTTTTGAGTTTGTGGATTTCAATGAAAATGACATCGTAAGATCAAATTTGGTTCGTGAATATATCATAACTAAGGACAGACTGGGTATCAGTGTTTAAGCATGAGCTACTAGAACATCAAGAGCTAGAGTCAGTAACTACGGACTCTGGTCGATTCTATACGACACCAGACGGAAAGAAGTATCCATCGGTAACCACCGTGATAGGAGCAGCGTCTGATAAGACGTGGCTCTACGAGTGGCAAAGGCGTGTCGGCAAGAAGAAAGCTCAGGAGATAACCAGCCGTGCGGCTACTAGAGGAACTAAAATTCACCGCATGTTTGAGAAGTATCTCATGAACGAGAGCGACTATCTCGACAACGCCGTGCCTATTAATAAGTCTTTGTTTCTAGAGATGAAGCCTATTGTAGACAAAAGAATGAGTAAGATCTATGGTGTAGAACATACTCTCTATTCTCATCGTCTGAGAACAGCAGGTAAAACAGACGTTATTGCCGAGTTTGATGGTATCGCGTCCATAGTAGACTTTAAGACATCCTCTCGACTAAAAGAAGAGAGTGATATTCGTGGTTATTTTCAGCAGGCAACCTGTTACGCTCTAATGACTGGCGAGCGCCATGGCATTCACATTCACAAGATAGTGGTGCTCATATGCACTCCTGAGGGCCCGCAGGTCTTTGTTCAGAAGACCAAAGACTACGTCTCTGAGGTGGTACACATGTTCAAGAATCATATGTACTTTATATAATATATGTGTTATAATTTAACATCAAGTCAATGACCAGTGGGTTATAGAATCATGGCCAAGCGAATCGCAGACCGCAGGTTTAAGCGTGACAAGGTAAAGCGTATCACCAAGACCGAGGAGTATCTAATTAATTCCAAGTATATTGGTGACGAGCCTACATATACCGGTGAGACACTCACTGACGCTCAGCTCTCGCGCGCCTATAACTGGTACAACTACATGTGTAGGATTTCCGATGCTCGCGAGTATATTGTAGAGTATATGGAGCATATCGGGAAGAAGAACCTAGCTCGCCAGATCAAGAGCGTTTCAGATGGTCAGATTCCCACCACGGCAGGCTGGCTCTGTCGCATCATGTTGCGTGGTGGTAAGATTACTGATCGCTCCAAAGAGTTTCTTATAGATCGAGTCACGCGCGCTATCGACCACGCTGAAGAGACGGTCACTGAGGAGAAGGCTGAAAAGCCGCAGCGTAGTTCGGTGGACGCGCAGGCCGCGGTTCGAGCGCGAGCTCGAGATATCATTGGCCAAATCGAGAGCATGATTGATAAGGGCATTGAGTTCTCTCTCTATGAATTCATGCAGAAGAATACTATTCCACCGATATACTCGTCTTACATCTCTAGCTACTATGAAAGGCTTGTGGCGGAGTTTGAAGAGGTTCAGACCACTGATGACGCTGATCTAAAGCATGCATATAGAAACTATACCAAGCGTCAACTGCAGAAGGAGCTGGACTTCTATAGGCGAATCGTGGATGAGGCTGATAAGTTTGCATCAAATGCTGTTCTGGTGCGTAAGGCTAACCGTAAGCCTAAGACTGTCTCAATCGAGAAAGTCATTAAGCATCTTAAGTTCAAGAAGAACGATCAGAAATATAAGCTGGTGTCAGTGGAGCCGCAGAGCATTCTGGCGGCTCAGGAGCTCTGGACCTTCAATACCAAGACTCGTCTGCTTACAGTCTATAGGGCTCAGGATCAGGGAGGTCTTGGCGTAAAGACGGTTCGTATCACGGGATTTAGTGAGAACACCTCGGCAGCTAAGCGTCTGAGGAAGCCAGAGGATTTTTTGCCCAAGGTACTGAGTGGCGGCAAGGTAACTCTCAAGAACCTTATGGATGAGATCAAGACCAAGCCTGGTCTCGTAAATGGTAGGATTACTCAAGATACTATTCTTCTCAAGGTAGTAAAATAGTAGTTTACACTGATAGTTCTTAATGGTATAATCTAAATATGACTATACACTACGAGTTTCCAAGTAATCTGACTCTAGACGAAGTGAAAGACATCATCCGAGACAACTCAAATTTCTATTTGGGTGAGCGCGACGGCTACGTCGTGGCGAACTATCTAGTTGCTGGGTCAGATACTCATCCTCCAGTCGTGGATCGTCGTACCGCGGTAATGCGTGAGCTTCGTGGTCTCGTCTTTGATTCTAATGGTCGACTCCTCGCTCGTCGTCTTCACAAGTTCTTTAATCTTGGAGAGCGTGAGGACGTGGCTCAGATCGACGTCTCTAGACACCACGTGGTATTGGAGAAGCTCGACGGCTCAATGATAACTCCATTCATGGTTGGTGATCAGCTTCGGTGGGGCACCAAGATGGGTTTGACCGAGATATCTGGCCAGGTCGAGGAGTTTGTCAAGAACTCAAGCGCTCAGTACTCTCGCTTTGCTCTTACTTTAATCGAGATGGACTGCACTCCGATTTTTGAGTGGTGCTCGCGGAAGCAGCGAATCGTAATTGACTATCCCGACGATAGCTTAGTTTTAATCGCGACTCGTGACAATGAGACCGGTGAGTACTGCGACTTCAATCGGCTAGCGACAGACATGGGTATACCAGTTGTCTCTACCATGGAGCCGATCTCTGATCTAGATGCCTTCACTCGAGAGCTTCGCGGGCGTGAGGATATCGAGGGCGTGGTGATTCGCTTTGACAACGGCCACATGGTCAAGGTAAAGACCGATACGTATATCGCTCTTCATCGAGCCAAGTCTGAGCTGGAGTCTGAGCGCAACGTGGTAAGGCTGATTCTCGAGGATAAGGTGGACGACCTCCTCCCTCTTCTTCTGGATGAAGACCGTGAATCGATGATCAAGTACAGGGACGACGTAAACCATAGCGTTCAGGCTCATGTATATCTGATCAACTCAGTTCTTGCTGCCATTCGAAATAAAGGGCAGAGCCGTAAGGACTTCGCTATCGAAAGTGAATCGATGAATCTCTCGGTTCGAACCTTTGTATTCAAGCATTGGCATAGCGTATGCGATCGAGAATCGGTCGTAGATTACGTGCTTAAGCATCTTGGTTCGAACAAGTCATACGAGAAGTGCCACGTCATTATAGCCAATCGTTGGAGAGAAGTTCATGTCGAAGAATGAAGCGCCTGAACGCAGATGCATGACTTATAGTCACGTCTGGACTGCATTTCATCAGGCCGGTAAGAGAATACAGTGATCAATACCAATGAGTTTATATCTGATGTAGAGATCCTTCACGAGACGCTATCACTCTCATATATGGAGGCTATAGTATACTGGTGTGAAGCTAGAGGTTTGGACGTAGAGTCGATCTCTCATATAGTGAAGAAGAATAGGGTCCTTAAATCTAGGCTTAAGCAGGAGGCCGAAGACCTTAACTTTCTCAAGAGAAAGAAGGGTTCCAAGCTTCCAGTATAAATATTCCGAAAAATTTTCGGAGTACTGATGAAGCTTACTATCAGAGGTAGGACTGCCAAGAGAGTACCCCGACGTCTGATAGAGGCTGCTGCCAGATGGTACGGCCGAAGACTTTTCGATCCAAAGATCTTAAGAAAATTAAAGCTCACTGTTCACTTCAAAACAATGGACATAGACATGCTCGGCGAGTGTGTCTATAAGAACCCGAAGAAGTGCAACTATCGCTACGATATTGTTATCAACAGGGACATGGGTGAGAGAAGAATTCTCACCACTCTGGCACACGAAATGGTTCACGCCGCACAGTATGTCTCAGGCAAGTATATTTCTTATAAGAGAGAGTCCATGGTGCACCTCGTTAAGTTTGATGGTGATCACTACGACATGAACGAGATAGACTACTGGGATCATCCGTGGGAGATCGAGGCTGCTGGCCGAGAGCTTGGTCTATACATAAGGTTCATCAATCACATGGTGGAGGAGGGTAAATTATGAGCACTCAGAGTCTTGATAATGAGATCGAGCAGCTGAAGGGTAAGATCTCAAACCTAGAGGATAAGAACTATGATTCCGAGAAAAAGATCTGTCGTAAGATCTCAAACCTAGAGAATAAGAACTATGATCTCGAGAAAAAGATCGGTCGTCTGTTTGATAATATCGCCGTTATAGAAGATAATCAACGTGATGCCAAGCTTTTATATAATTATGTTGAAAGGCTATATTACTCTAGGATAACGCTCTCTCCGGAGCTGTTTGAACGAGAGCTTAAGGAATTCTTCAAGAGCACTATTGACAAGAGAATATGACACCGTTTGAATGCTATAAAACGTACTCAGCTCTCAAGCTTCACTTTACATCCGACTATAACTACTTTCACTACAATGGCGCGATCAAGCTGAAGCCAGAATCATTTGAGAAGAGAAACGATAAAATATTCTTTGCTAAGATAGCGAAACATGCCGATCCGTTAAACTTCATGATGGTGAATATTCTAGACAATCCCAAGGTCTGGATTCGCAGCATGGCGTATAGTTCAGATGCTGAGAACAAGTACTCTAGCTGGCTTAAGAGAAAACAATCGCTTACATATATTTTTAAAGAAGACATAAAGAAGCTGAACAAAGACTTTGACAAGAATATAGTTGTCGAGTCGAACTCTCACCCTTCAATAGTGGTTAAATACCTGGGCGGCGAGATATCTCTAGAGACTCTGTGCATAGTGGCATCTATAACAACCGGCTGCCTTAGGTACTGGGATAAAGTCATGTCAGATGACCCGATCTGGGATGAGATCTCTAGAAAAATCAAGAAGTACGTACCGTTTTTGAACATTAATGCGTCCAAGTATAAAAAAATTATGCTGGATGCATTTAGTCAGAATTGACGTATAAATACAATGGGACAGGTTTCCCATAATACGATCAATACATCGCAACACTATTAATACGGAGAATACAATGGTAGATTTCGCAAAACTCAAGGAAATGCGCGGGCAGAAGTCCCTCGCCGGTCTCACAGCGGAGCTGGAGAAACTAAACTCAAAATCAGAGCGTAAGTCAGACGAGCGTTTTTGGGCGCCGACTGTCGACAAGGCTGGAAACGGCTACGCCGTCATTCGCTTTCTTCCAGCGCCTATAGGCGAGGATGTTCCATTCGTTCGCATCTTCGATCATGGATTTCAGGGCCCCGGTGGGTCTTGGTACATCGAGAACTCTCTCACCACGATCGGCAAGAAGGATCCAGTCGGTGAGCTCAACTCCGCTCTCTGGAACTCCGGCATTGAGGCCGATAAGGATATCGCTCGCAAGCAGAAGCGTCGTCTTCACTTCATCTCGAACATCTATGTGGTTGAAGACAAGGGTAAGTCTGAGAACGATGGTAAGGTCTTTCTGTACAAGTATGGCAAGAAGATCTTCGATAAGCTCAATGAGGTGATGAACCCTCAGTTCCCGGACGAAACGCCCATGAACCCGTTCGATCTCTGGGAAGGCGCAAACTTCGCGCTGAAGATTCGCAACGTTGAAGGATATCGTAACTACGATAAGTCTTCGTTCATGGCTCCTGGCCCGCTTAATAAGAGCGACTCGGTCATGGAGGGTATCTACAACAAAGAACACTCTCTGCAGGAGTTCCTGAAGCTCGAGAACTTCAAGAGCTATGACGAGCTGAAGGAGAAGCTGAATCGCGTACTGGCAGCTCCGATGGAAGGAATGTCTCGCAGCGCGATGGAGCAGGAGGACACCTCTCCCGCGCCAACCTTCAAGTCAAAGCCGGCGCCGGCTCCCGCAATGAGTGAGACCGATGATGACGATCTTGAGTTTTTTAAGAAACTAGCAAGCGACTAAGAGAAAAGGGAGACTTCGGTCTCCTTTTTTTTATGGCCTATAGACAGAACCTATTTGCATGCCAAAGATTTCTTGCATTATATTTGCGGGAGGCATGGCTGCTGGCACTTGGTTATCCATATAGTTATCACGATTGAACTGAGGGTTGTTGCCACGATTCTGAGTATTCA